AAGTTTCACAATATTTTTTAAATCTAGGTTACAATTAATACAAGACCAAGTCTCGCCGCCGATAAAGGTGCATCATAAAAGACGGTTTATTAAACTAATTGAGCCTATTGCCCCACAGTCCTGCGTTCATATTGAAACAACTGGGGAAGACAACACGATTCTCGTAGGAGAAGGATTCATAGCATGTCGTTAACAGAAAAACAAATACTGACGCTCAAGAAGTTTGCGGACAATAATAAGCACTGGCCTAAACCACAGCTTGATTCTGCCATTTGGCAGGTCAAATGGGCACTTCAAGCGTTAGCACACCAAAAAGAACCAGAAGACGGGGAATATGACACGTTTCTTATGTTGGCTGGACGCGGTTCTGGAAAGACCCATACTGCGTCGCATTGGATTGGGATTCGCGCTTGGAAATATGACAATACTCGCTGGCTTGTTACTGCTCCAACCAGTAATGACATTCGAGCCACTTGCTTTGAAGGCGACAGCGGACTACTCAATATTATTCCACCTGCCATCATCCGGGACTACAACAAATCATTATTTGAAATCACCCTTATTAACGGATCAATTATTCAGGGTATTCCTGGTTCGGAACCAGAACGCTATCGAGGTAAGCAATATCACGGAGCTTGGTTTGACGAACTCTGCGCCTTCGATTACCTTGACGAAGCCTACGATGGTGTGCAATTTACATTACGTCTCAAAGATCCCAGAATCGCCCGTGTTCAACAGATCATCACCACAACGCCTAAACCTAAAGAACTAATCGTTGATTTATTTGAGGGCAAAGTTGGTGGTGACGTATATGTGGTTAACGCCTCGTCGTATGACAACCGCGAAAACCTATCTGAAACGTTCTTTAAACAGCTTGAGACGTACGATGGCACTGACATGGGCCGCCAAGAGATCTATGGCGAGATCTTGGATCCTGAGTCATCTGGCATCATTAAACGCAAGATGTTTAAGTTATGGCCTGCGGACAAACCAACGCCAACACTGGAATACGTAATTGCCTCATACGATCCAGCAACCTCAGAAAAAACCATGAACGACCCCACGGCTTGTACGGTATGGGGTGTGTTTGATAGAGAAGACGCCGGCACTTGCGTCATTTTGCTAGACTCATGGGACAACCATCTGTCTTACCCTGAGCTGCGTCGTAAGGTAATCGACGACTTTAAGGAAGTGGTATACGGAGCAGACAACTCATTTGCCAAAGGCCGTAAGGCAGACTTGATCCTGATGGAAGACAAGTCCGCTGGTATCTCCCTGATTCAAGAGCTCCAAGGCGCCTCGGTGCCTGTGCGGGGTTACAACCCAGGACGAGCCGATAAGGTGCAGCGTTTGAACATCGTGGCACCCTTGGTGGCAAAAGGAAAAGTTTACATACCGGAGGAGCCGGGTAAAAAAGGCGAGTTTGCAGATTGGTCCAAAAGGTTCCTTCGCCAAGTCTGTTCCTTTCCAGAAGCCGGGGGTCACGATGACTATGTCGATTCCCTTTCACAAGCATTACGGGTTCTTCGGGATTCTGGGTGGTTGCAGCTAGACCCCCTACCCCCACGCGATTATGACTACGCTGATGACGACTACAAAAAGCGGTTTACAAATCCTTATGCGCAATAAGGGCGGAAACAGTCGTTTCTTTGCATTAGTATAATTAGGAATCTAATAACACATTTTTGAACACTCTATGGCAAATCCCGAACTACCTATTCAAGCCGGTGCTAATTTGGCAGCCCTTGAACGTGAAGATGAGCTTCATAATGCTGAAGAGCAAGATGATGATTTGGAAGCGTACGCCGATTCCTTGGGTTTAACCCCAGAAGATTTAGAACAAGAAGTCATTGAATTGGAAGATGGCTCTGTCATAGTTAACTTTCAAGAAAAACAAGGCCCACAAAAAAATCCTGAGTTTTATGAAAACTTAGCTGAAGTGTTTGATGAAGGCGTTCTTCAATCAATGGCAATTGAGTATTTAGATTACATTGACGTAGACAAAGAATCTAGGAAGCAACGTGACAAACAATACGAAGAAGGTTTAAAACGAACCGGTCTTGGTAAAGATGCACCTGGCGGTGCAACATTTGATGGCGCTTCTAAAGTTGTCCATCCTGTCATGGCTGAGTCTTGTGTTGACTTTGCTGCCTCTGCTGCTAAAGAATTACTTCCCCCAGAAGGTATTGTTAAATCCAGTATTAAGGGCGAAGCAAACAAAATAAAAGAAAGAGTTGCCGATCGTAAAGTAAACTTTATGAACTGGCAGTTCACAGAACAAATTCCAGAGTACCGCGACGAAATGGAACAGCTGTTGACACAGCTACCCCTTGGCGGTTCTCAGTTCCTTAAATGGCGTTATGAATCAGAACAACGCCGCCCAACGTGCGAATGGGTTGCAATTGACAACATTTTGCTACCATGGGCTTCAACAAACTTTTATACATCTCCTCGAGTTACTGAAGTTCAAGACATTACCGAAGATACGTATCTTCAACGTGTTGAACAGGGTGTTTACCGCGATCTAGATAATTTTAACTACACATCTGACGCTCCGTTAAACGATCAAACCCGATCTGAAAAAGCAAACAACAAAATTGAAGGCAAAGAAGAGCCCTCTAAAAACATTGACGGTTTACGCCGTATTTATGAGATAACTTGCTTTATGCGGTTAGATGACGATGCTGAAACAGAAGGTCGTCGCGCTCCGTACATTTTAACAATTGACGAGACAAGCTCCAAAGTATTGTCTCTTTACCGCAACTGGGAGGCTGGCGATGAGAAACTCGAAAAACTCGACTGGTACGTTGAGTTTAAATTCATTCCTTGGCGCGGAGCTTACGCTATTGGATTACCTCAGCTTATTGGGGGCCTTAGTGCTGCTCTTACCGGTAGCTTGCGTGCTCTTCTTGATGCTGCTCATATCAACAACAGCCAGACAATGCTTAAGCTTAAAGGTGGACGCATTGGTGGACAGTCTGATCGAATTGAGCCCACGCAAGTAATTGAAATTGAAGGCGCCCCTGGTGTTGACGACGTTCGCAAAATTGCGATGCCGATGCCGTTTAATGCGCCGTCTAACGTTTTATTCCAGCTATTAGGTTGGTTAACAGACGCAGCAAAAGGTGTTGTTACTACTGCAGAAGAAAAAATTGGTGACGCTAACAACCAAATGCCCGTTGGCACAACTCAAGCGCTTATTGAACAAGGCGCTAAAGTATTTTCCAGCATTCATGCCCGTTTGCATCGCAGTCAAGCCAAATCTTTGGCAATCGTTTCCCGTATCAATCATTGGTACTTGGATGAAATGGACAATCAGTCCGGCGAAGAAATTAAAGTCCGTGACTTTGCAGCAAACAATGATGTACGCCCAGTTTCAGATCCTAACATTTTTTCTGAAACTCAACGCCTTGCTCAAAACCAAGCGTTGTTGCAAATGGCAACATCTGCGCCTCCAGGAATGTTCAACCTTCGCGCTGTTTATCAGCGTATTTTAGAACAACTTAAAGTCCCCGGCGTAAATGAAGTGTTACCAAACCCATTAGGTGCTAATGAATCTAATCCAGCTTTAGAAAACGTTTCTATGACTATGGGTCGTCCAGCCGCTGCTTATCCAGACCAAGATCACATTGCACACATTAAGATTCATTTGGAATACGCTCAAAATCCAGCATACGGCGGTAACCCAGTTATTGGTCCAACATTTGCGCCGCATGCACTAGAACATATTAAACAGCATTTAACTTTACATTATTTGCAATCTATGCGCTCTTATGTGGCTCAAGCATCTAATGGACAAGATACTCTTGAATTACATCAAGAAAAACCGCTTGATTTAGATGCCCAACAAGCTTTGGCACTTGCTTCACAAATGGTAAACCAAGATTCTCAAAGCAGTTTAGGGCCATTTGTACAACAAATCCAAGGATTAGCACAAAAAGTTTCTCAAGCGCAACAACAGCAACAAGAATCTAGCGCGCTATCAGATCCAACTGCGCAAGTTATTCTTAAAACGCAAATGGCTGAGACTCAACGTAAAGCACAAGAAGCTCAGGCCAAAATGCAGCTGGATACACAAAAATCACAGCAAGAATACCAAATTAAAATTGCGGAACTCCAACAACAAGTTCAAGAATTGGTTGCTAAATACCAAACTCAGTCTAATATTGACAGCCAACAAAACGCTAAAGATATTGCATTGGCAAATATTAACAACGCGGCAAGAGAGCGTGTTGCCATAATTAATGCTGGCGCCCAGATGGACCAACAACAAGCCCAACTTGAGCACGAACAAAACTTGTCTGCCATGGAAGCCACAATTGCGGCTGAAAATGATATTCGACAACATGGTTTAGAAGTGCAAAAACAGGCATTTGAGCAACAAGCAGTTGAAGTTCAAAACCAAATTGAGGCAGAACATCAAGCTAGAATGTCGCAACAAGAGCAACAGCAAGCTGCTGAACAACATGCACAGCAAATAATGCAAAACGATCAACAACATCAGCAGCAAATGGAACAACAAGCAGCACAACAAGAAGCACAACCTCCACAACAAGGACAATAAATGGCAAACACAAAACAACCCGGCGGCGAAGTAGGCTACAAAAAAGCCTATAAAATGACAGGCACCCCTGGTTACGCTGGCGGCCCTGGCGAAACCACACTTGACAAAGGCCCATCAGGCTCTAGTCGCAACAACAACTGGAAAATTGGTGCAAGCCAAGCCAAAATGGCAAATTCTGACAAAATTGGTCCAGATAAAAACCTTAAAGATTTGTCAAGCGGCAATTTTTATTAATATTTGGGGCGGATTTTCTGATAAATTTGCATTAGTAAGTTTATGAAGGACTTTATTTCAGAAATTATCTCTCGCACGAAAGATGAAAAAGCAAAACTAGCGGAAGCCGTCACCGCTGGGACAAATGTTCACACATTTGAAGATTATAAATATTTAATCGGCAAAATTGAAGGGTTGGAAACAACCTTGGACATTGTCAACGAAATTTTGACGGAAGATGAAGAAGACCTGTAGAGGTTAAGGAGCGCAGCCGTATGGCAGCATATGATATAAAAAAGAATGACCCACCAGATCCACGCACGGAAGCAGAAGTTTTTCCTGTGATAGATCCAGGGGTTGAAGTTGCAGGTGACCGCGTACTTGTGCAATTAAGACGCGTTAAAACTATGACAAATAGTGGCCTGTATTTACCAGATGAAACCCAGCAAACACTAAAGTTTAATGAGACAGTTGCAAAAGTAGTCCAAATTGGACCTTTAGCGTATAAGTCTCCAGATACTTTGGAGCCATGGCCAGAAGGCCCTTGGTGTAAAGTTGGCGATATTGTAAGAACCATTAAGTACGGCGGAGATCGTTTTGTTCTTGACGCTGGCGATGAAGGTGCTCCAATTATTTTCATTACATTACAGGCACGTGAAATCATTTGCCGCGTCAAGACTTTTGAAGATGCGCAAAAAATGAAAGCCTTTGTAGATTAATTTTGAAAGAAAATTATGGCAGATAACGAAAAAGACGTTCCGATTAAGGAACAAGAAGATGGCTCGGTTTTAGCCAAGCTAGAAGCTCCAGAAGATTTTGGGGATGAACAAGAAGTACAAGTAGAAGCGCCTCCTGAAGAAGAAAAACAGGAAGATAATCGTAGTCAAGAAGAAATTGAAGACGATGAAGCTGCAGAAGAAGGCGAAACAGCAGAAGAACGTGAAGCAATCCGTGAAGCCCGTCGTGAAGAACGTAGGCTTAAAAAGGATTTAAAAAGACAACGCGAAATTTCTGCTAAAAACAAAATTCAAGCACTAGAACGACGAAACGCCGAAATGGCAGAACGTTTGGCTAAACTTGAAAATACAGCGGCATCTTACCAATTTGCCCAACTTGACAAAGCTATCGAAGACGAAGCCACTCGAGTTGAATATGCAAAAATGAAGATGTTGCAAGCAGCTCAATCAAATGATGCTGCTGGACAAATTGAATATTTAGAGCAATTGACAGACGCTAAACAACGTTTGCAACAAGCTCAGCATTACAAAAAACAACAGGTTGAGCAGGCTAAAACGCCTAAACAAAATGTACCTGATGAATTAAACCTAGAAGTTCAACAAAATGCCACAAAATGGCTTAAACAGAACTCTTGGTATGATCCACAAGCTCGAGATACAGATAGTAGAATTGCCAAAGTAATTGACCAAGAACTTGCCGCAGATGGTTGGGATCCTTCTGATCCTGAATACTGGGAAGAGTTAGATAGTCGTTTGTCATCACGTTTGCCACACCGATATACAAGTAAAGGTGGAGAAAAGAAAGCTCGTAATGCAGGCCCAACAGCCTCAAGCCGAGTAGCAAACACAACATCAGCAAAACCTGGCATGATCACGCTAAGTCGTGAACGTGTTAGCGCAATAAAAGACGCTGGTGCTTGGGATGACATTGAAAAACGAAACAAAATGATCCGCGCATACGCCGCGTATGATCGTCAAAATAAAGGTTAATTATCATGGCAAATACAAGAATTAAACGTGACTTAGATGACCGCTTAGCGGATCGAGTACAAGAAACAAAAGAAAGGATTGCAGCAGAAGATCCTTCAAACAAAAGTAAGCGCGAACGTGCAGAAGCGTTCAGAGATAAATGGGCAAATAGCGCACTGCCTGACCTTCCGGAAGGTGCCATTCCGGGTATGCATTTGTGTTGGCTATCCACTACAAATAATTACGACAGTATCGACAAACGTGTAGCGTTGGGTTATGAACCAGTTAAAGCCTCGGAGTTAGGTAAGGGCTTTGAAGGACTAGGTAAAATGAGCTCCGGCAAGTTTGAAGGCTGTGTTAGCTGTAATGAAATGGTTCTCTTTAAATTACCAGAAGAAATCTATCAAGAAGTGATGCGTATGATGCATTTGGAAGATCCACTTGCATTT